AACGTAGATGCTGATGGGAACAGTTTAACGGCATTATTTGCTGCAATGGTAACTGGTCGGGATTCTTTTTCAGGAACATCTTCGGATGAACCCCCTCCTCCTCCTCCTCCAATTAGATTTACAGACTATCAGCGTGCCGAATTATATCCCGATGAGGGAATAGTTTTAAAACGCTCTTTGCTTGGTGATACAGGAATAGAAAATAACAATGCTTCATTTACCAAAGATTTCACACTCCCGGCAACAGGGATGAACAACTATCTCTTATCTCACTACGAGGCAAAGGACAATGTATCTATAATCAATCCAAATAAGAAGATACTGGCTTATATAGAGATTGACACCTTACATCGAATTTATGGAGTATTAGAGATACTTTCTGTTACTTGGAAGCTAAACAAGCCCGAACATTATCAGGTGGTATTCTACTCCAACGTTTCAAGCCTTAAAGCCACAATAGGCAGTACATTGTTATCCGATATTGATTTGACTGAATTTGATTTTAGCTGGTCAAGTAATACGGTTGTAAATAGTTGGTCGGGAGCAGTCAATTCAGGAAAAGTCTTTATCCCTATCATAAGTTGGAAGCGTTGGTATCGTTGGTACAATGTAAGCACAAGTCATCCAGACGATATTAACGGAGCAACAACAGGGGTTTTGGTAAATGAGTTAAAGGTGGGTTTATTGCTTAAAGATTTCATCAAGGCAATAGGCAATCATTTTGGGATCACATTTAACCTTGACACCAAGATAGATGATTTTATGGATGGCATGTTTCTTATACCTGCCAAAAAGGACGATGCACACAGCCAACAGAACCTTACTGACTTTGCAACAGATGTACAAACCAGCACACCATTGAGTATTGTTACCACTGGAAGGACATTATTAACGATGACTCAGGAAAATGCAGACCCTAAAAATCGGTGGAACGGTGCAAGTCTTTATACCCCCGAATTTACAGGTACTTATACCTTTGAAATTCAAATGACACCTACCATTACCTTATCAGTGCCGCACACTATTGATGTTATCTGTGTTCGGAATTCTGACAATGTGGACATTGAAACAGATACGGCACCTTTAATCAATGGAACATCAACGGCAACGATAAGGATAGACTTAACAGCATCAACAGCCTATAGGTTCGAAGCTATCATAACCGATGGCACGGATGTAACACTTAATGCAAGGCTCAGTACTTATGAAATCCCCATTAACATCTATACAACGGATTACTCGGCAGCGATACACATGCCGGAAGTAAAGGCAATAGATTTTTTAACAGGGTTTTTAAAGTCTTTCAATTTGATTATCTACAAGGTTAACGAAACAACATTCAATATAACCGACAATTTTACTTTGTTTTCGGGTGGCGAGGTTTACGACCTTTCGAAATATGTTGACAATAAACTTTTGACCTATAATAAGGTAAGTGTTAATAGCCTTATCGAATATAAACACAAGACAGGGGAGGATGCTCCTAATATCTTATTTGAACAATTTGCTTTAAATGAATTTGGTCGCTTTGCATTCCGTCCTGATGTTGATTTTTCAGAGGGAGAAAACACCTACGAAAGCCAGTTTAACATTTTCCCTCCCGGTTATATATCGAATTATGATACGGATGATTTGCCCATTGGGATAACTGACCTTAGGCACCATTACCAACTTAGCAACGAATCACCCCCCAAGCCTGTGCCTATCAACTTTATGCTTTTATATAATACAGGGGAAGTTGGTACTGGTTATACATATTTTTTACAAACGAGTGTTTCAGCAGGTGCGCCAGTTTTTAGCGTTCAAGCTACGTATGGCAGTTATTCACAGGTGCAGAACTATACAAGCCTTTCGACAAGTAACACGCTATCATATAACCTTGAAAATCCTTATTCGGGAGCAGTAGCTGAAAAGACAATTTACAAGCAGTTTTTTTATGAATGGATTTCGCAGCTATATGTTAAGACTGCTTATCGGTTAGAAGTTTCATTTCCTATTAGTCTGCCTGTGTTTTTAAAGATTGAGGAGAATGCTATCATTTATCTAAATGGCTTTTATCACTTCATTGTGTCGTACCAATATGATACAGCAAAAGGAATTATCACACTAAATTTATTACGCTATGACAAATAAAAGAGTAGAAATAAAAATACCTGAAACGCTGAATGATTTCACACTTGAGCAGTATATCGAAATATCGAAACTTGACGAGATTAAAGACGCTGGTGAACAGTTCTACACTGACAGGGTGCTAAGTATTGTTTTCGGGTTGAATGACATTAAAACGCTTAATTTAAAGAACAAGGATATTTCCCTGATGATTGATTCGGTCAGGGAAGTATTGACGCAAGAACCTAAATTTGAGAATAGGTTTTCAATGAGCGGTATTGATTACGGGTTCATCCCTAACTTGGATGAGATTACATTTGGTGAGTTGATAGACTTGGACAAATTCTCCGAGGACAATCAGATTGATAAGATAATGGGTGTGCTGTATAGGCCTATCATTGGTGAGCAACAGGGCAAACGCTATGAGATAAAGAAATATGAGGGTAATCCCGACTACGTTGCACGCAGGCAAATGCCTTTAGGGATAGCACTTGGGGCGTTGGGTTTTTTTTTGACTTTAGGGCTGCAATTAATAGACGCTATCCAGAGGTCTTTGACAGCGGAGGAGGTGGAACAAATACGGAGCAAAATTTTGGGAAAAAATGGGGATGGTACTCCTCACTCTATACATTGACGGATGGAAACATAATGAACTTGGATAAGGCAACGGAATTAAATATAAATCAGGCATTGACTTGGCTGGCTTATAAATCAGATTTGGTGAGATTACAGGATTCTCTAAATAAAAAATAAAGGATGATAACACAAGTAATTAAACTACTGCAGACCGATGACTGGTATAACGTGTCGAATGAAGTAGAGATAGCAAAGGGCAGATATCAGAGGATAACGAAATTCAGGCATTTTAAAACACAGGTAAAAAGAATGATAAAATCCAAAAACTTTTATAAATGAAAAAGTATATTGTTGATGTAGATGTAAGGGGAACTGAAAAGGTTGAAAAGTTAAACCAATCTTTAGAGCAGACAGCTAAAAATACAGGACTTGCCGACACTAAAATTGGCAAGATGGGAATGGAATTTGTTGATTTTGGTAAAAAGGCAATTTCTTCTTTTCGTTCTTTGGGTACTGCATCCGATGGAACATTCTCAAAGATTAGATTGGGGATTGCATCTACTGGTATAGGTTTACTATTATTGGCAATTACAGCAGTTGTTAAATACTTTACCAAAGGCGAGGAGGGAAGTAATAAGTTAAAGGTGGCAATGGCAGCACTCGGGCAGGTGGTTAGCGTTGTAGTTGATTCGGTAATGGCATTAGGGAAGTTTTTAGGTAAAATAGGAAGTATCATCGGAGGAGTTGTTTCTGGAAGTACATCATTGGGCGAGGCATGGGTTAAAACAAAAGAAGCAGCCAAGGGATTAGCCAACGAAGTAACTAATTTAAGCAAATCAATTCAAAATGCTATTGACCTTGAAAAAAGAGCGCAACAGTTAGCCATTGACAAAAGAGAAAATTTAGTAAAAGAAGCAAAGCTATCTGTTGAACTTGCACGGGCAAAAGAGCAAATAGACAATCAGGAATTGTCAGCGCAAAAAAGAATTGAATTATTGAATAAAGCATCTGATTTACAAAACCAAATAAGTGACGAAAAAATAAGACTTGCAAAAGAGGAGTTTGAAATTCAAAAAGGATTAAATGGGTTATCGCTAACAAGTGCAGAGGAGAAAGAAAAACAGTTACAATTAGAAGCAGACGTAATATTGTTGGAGGCCGAAAGGGCAGACCGACAAAAAGAGTTCACAGCTAAGCGCTCGGCCCTATTAAAATCTGAAACAGATAAAAAGGCAGCAGAAATAAAAGCACAGGCAGACCTTGACCAAAAAGCATTGGATGAGAAAGCGGCAGCACTGCAAAAAGAGTATGAATTGGCAGAAGCCTTTATCAACAAAGAACTTGACTTAAACCGTAAATTCAGGGATGCACTACGCTCACTTGAACAAGAGAACTATCTTAGTTCAATATCAGATGACTTTGAACGACAAGCAGCAAAGATACAACAGGACGAGGACAATTTTAATGCAGACCTACAACGTAAACTCCTTAATGAAGAAATAACACAGGAGGAACTATTAAAGCTACGTGAACAAGGCGAGATTAAATTTGCCTATCAGCGTGAAAAAGCCATACAGGATGACATTGATAAGAACAAAGAAAAAAACAAAACCAAACAAGAGGACGAAAAGGTTACAGCGCAAGTTGGATTACAAATAGCAGGTGCAGCCTTTGGGGCATTGGCTGATTTGTCGGAGGGAGATTTTGAAAAGCAAAAGAAATTCAGGATTGCACAGGCGGTAATTTCAACGATATCAGGTGCTATTGATGCTTATAATTCAGCTGCAAAGTTCGGGCCAGCCGCTCCTTTTATTGGTGCTGCATTGGCTGCTATTGTAGTCGCTTCGGGCTATGCCAATATAAAACGAATCCAAGCATCGACCCCAAGTTCGGCAGGTTCAGCAGGTGGAGGCCCTTCATCGGGTGGAAATGCCTCAACATCAAATCAACAAAATTCCGCTCCAAGTCTTTCCCTTGTTTCTCCTTTGGGATTAGGACAGGTCAGTAAGACAAGCCAAGCCAATCAACCTTTAAAAACTTATGTGATAGGCTCGGATGTTACAACCCAACAGGCATTGGATAGGAAGATTGAATCACAGGCTAAAATCTAAATAAAACAAAAAGCACCTTTTGGGTGTTACATTTAAAAAGAATAAAATGAAAGTATACGAAGTAATATTGGACGAGGAGAATATAAATTCAGGTGTCAATGCCATTTCATTGGTGAACAGTCCTGCAATGGAACTGGATTTTATTACACTATCCAAAAACGAAGAACAAAAAGCTATCAATATAAAACTTGCAGACGAGGATAGGCACATCCTTATGGGCGCAGTCCTGATACCAAACAAGCCTATTTACCGTAAGCTTGAAAGTGAGGAGTTTTATATTCTTTTTTCCAAAGAGACAATTCGCCGTGCATCGGAGTTGTATTTCATGCGCAACAACCATCTAAAATCTACCTTAGAACATAACCAATCCATTAAAGGAATTACAACCGTAGAAAGTTGGATTGTTGAAGATGCGGAAATGGACAAAAGCAAGATGTACGGTTTCAGCGTTCCATTGGGAACTTGGATGGTAAGCCAAAAAGTTGAAAATGAGGAGGCATGGCAGTTGGCAAAGTCAGGAGAGTTAAAAGGCTTTTCAATCGAGGGATATTTCATGCCTGAATTTCGGGAGCAATTGAACAACCTTACAAAGGCAGGGCCTATTGATGACTACGAGGCAAAACTGGAATCGGTGCAGGAACTATTAAAACAGATTTATGAGTAAAGATTTTTTCGAAGTACCCAATAATGTAAACAGGCGCAAGGCAGTTTTAAATGTGGGCCGTGATACATACAGCCCATTGTCAGAGGTGGAGGGCAAACAGCCTTATTATACTTATCAAGGGATAGGAAAAACAAAATCAATCATAAAAACAGATTTAGTAGTTCATCAATCAGTACAAGTCCAACATAATTCTATTGACGTGTCTCATTCGGCGCCTGCATAGGTTCTGGATTCTTTGTTCATAATGTGTAATTTTGGTTAGGTAGTCGGTGTTTGTGGTGTTCATCGACTACCTTTTTTTATGCCAATTTACAACAAGCCCTAATAGGTGCGTGTTACATTTGTGAACAAACTATAATAATTAACTTTTGTAAAAAATGAAAGAAAAAGCAAAGGCAATTCTCGATAGGATAGCCAAAATTGTATTAAATGATGGGCCTGTACAGCTTGCAGAGATGAAGCTCGATGATGGCTCTACTCTTTTTGCTGCGGTATTCGAACCCGGCGAATCAGTGTTCATCATAGATGGTGAGGACAGGTTGCCCTTGCCCATTGGTGAATATACACTTGAGGATGGGTCAATGCTTATAGTAACATCCGAAGGCGTTATCGATTCAATAAATGCAGCCCAAAATCAAAGTGCAGAAGAGCTGGAATCAATAGAAAAGAAAGTAACTGAAATTAAGGAGGAACTTTCAAAAGTAAAACAGGAAAACGAACAATTAAAATTATCACAACTCCAAAGGGCAACAAAAGGCATAAAACATTCGCCCGAAGGAAAAAACCTTAAAGTGGAAATGGAAAAAACTCATAAAGTAAAAATCTCTGAACTCCGAAGCATGAGTACAGGGGAAAGGGTGGCACAGGCGATGCTTAACACTCCTTTCTATAACAACGTAAACCTTACTACTTCGACCTCCGTTACTTCGACCTATGCAGGTGAGTTCGCAGGCCAGTACATTGCAGCGGCAACGATGCAAGGCACTACATTGGGAGGTAGTTTAATCACTATCAAACCAAATGTTAAATACAAAGAAGTTGTAAAAGTTCTTAGCGCTTCTTCTTTATTGGCAAATGGTACTTGCGATTTCACACCCACGGGAACGGTGGCAGTAACTGAAAAGATACTGACCCCTAAAACTTTGCAGGTAAATTTGGAGCTTTGCAAATCGGATTTCCGTACCGATTGGGAAGCCATCGCAATGGGTTACTCTGCTTATGATGTTCTTCCTCCAAGCTTCCAAGCGTTCTTCGCCCAAAAGATGGCGGAAATTGTAAACGCAAGTATTGAAACAGGCATTTGGGTTGGAACAGACACGGCAGGACAATTTGAGGGATTAACAGTTAAGATGTTGGCAGATGCAACCGTATTGGATGTTGCAAGCACAACCTTATCTGCATCGAACATTATAGCCCAACTTACTGCTATTGTAGCTAAAATTCCTACATACTTATTGTATGAGCCTGATATGACCATTTATATCAGCCCGACAGCAGCTATGTTCTATCAGCAAGCCGTTGGTGCATTAGGTGGCGGCGGTTATATGAACCAGACATACATCGGTGCGAAACCCCTTGACTTCTTAGGGATTAAAATGGTTGCCGTAAATGGACTGACTGCAAACTTAGCAGTAGCAGCAAAAGCAAGCAACTTATGGTATGGCACAGGATTGTTCGGGGATGAGAACGAAGTGAAGATTATCGACATGGCAGACATTGACGGAAGCCAAAATGTAAGGTTCGTAATGCGGTTCACAGCTGGTGTTCAATATGGAATTGGCTCTGACATTGTCCTTTATGCCCCTACTCATTAATAAATTATAAAAACATGGGGTGCGAACTAACAAAAGGGAGGCTCGAACTTTGTAAAGATGCGGTCGGTGGGATTAAGAAGATTTTCTTTTTTAATCCTCCGATGACCGTTACCGAAACAGCAGACGATATAATCACCTCGCTTGGGGTGGTCACTGCTTATCAGTACGACACAAAGGACGTGTCTAACCTAACAGAAACAATAACTACCAGTCGTGAAACAGGCACTACTTTTTTTGAACAGACATTAAATGTGACTGTTAAGAAATTGGATGCGGTAACACGCAAGGAGTTAAAGCTGATGACCTATGGCAGGCCTATTGTCGTAGTAATGGATAACAATAATAATTTATTGCTTTGTGGTAAAGAAAGAGGGATGGAAGTAACGACAAGCACAACAGCGACAGGAACTGCGCTGGGTGATTTATCAGGATATACTTTCACGCTGGTAGGTAGGGAATCCGAACCTGCCTGCTTCTTAACTCCCGGCTCATTGCCAACAGAAGCAGACTATCCATTCGACAATATGACGGCAGCAGTCACAGTAACTAAGGGGACAGACCCACCTGCTTAATTAAAAAAATACTAAGGATATGACATGTACAATCAGTAAAGGACGGTTAGAACTCTGTAAAGATTCAATCGGTGGCATTAAAAAAGTATTTTTTATTAATGCAGGCGCAAACGTAGTAGTCTCAAGCGACATAATTACGGACATAAACGATGGGGCAGGAACTCCGGGAGCAATTTCAGTTTATCAATATGATACAAAAGATGTATCTAACTTTGTTGAAACTGGAACAAGTTCACGGGAAACAGGCACATCGTTTTGGGAGCAAGTTCTTTCATTGACGCTGAAACAGATGAACTCGTCGACACGCAAGGAATTGAAGATTATGGCATTTGGCTCTTATCGTATCGTAATAATGGATAATAACAATAACCTGTTCATGATGGGCAAGGACAGGGGGTGTGATGTGACGGGTGGCACTATTGTAACGGGAACGGCACTGGGTGACTTATCGGGTTATACATTGACGCTGACAGGCAGAGAAGCACAACCGGCAAACTTCTTGTTCACGACAGCAACTAACCCGGCGGCAACAGGTTATCCATTTGATAAAATGACAACAGTGCCAACTATTGTTGTTGGAACTTAAAAGATTAATTCCTTATATATTTAAAAAGTTCACTTCATTAAATTGGGGTGGGCTTTTTTTTATTAAAACAAAACCTTTACCAAAGTGTTATATTAGTATGATAATACTAAAACCGATTTCGACAGAACAAACTTTGATGTTCTATGCTAGACAGCATACTACATTAACTTATTCTGTAAATTTGACGGATGAATCCACAACGAAAGAAACGACATACGCAATAACAGGAACTTATGTTGATGGGCTTTGCACGATTAAATTAACACACCCTTTTAAGGAGGGCAGGTTTTATATCCTAAAAGTATTCAGTTCAACAAGTCTTATATCATATCAACGGATATATGCAACAGCGCAAACATCATTCGATTCATATAGTGTGTTGGATTCATTCTATACACCTATCCAAAAAGAAAAAACTACCTATACAGTAAAAGCATGAGCAGACAGAACAGACCCAATAAAGAGAAAACATTTTCAGAGCCTATATTTTTGGAGATGAGCAATTATTCATCTCCTGTGGTGTCAGAGGTGCAGGGCAAACAATGGATTTCGTATGGTAGTGATAACAACTATTTCAGCTATTTATTAGATAGGTATCGTGGTTCACCGACCAACAACGCTATCATCAATGGAATGGCGGACGCTATTATTGGGGAGGGTATAACAGTAAAAGGGAAGCAGACAGACGTAATGGCCTACACAAAACTAAAGTCTTTATTCAGGGATGATGAATTACGAAAGTGGGCTTTTGACTTAAAATGTTATGGATTTTATGTGCAGGTTATTATACGTTCCGAAGACCTATCTACCATTGCAGCGATTGATTATACACCTGTGCAGAATTGGAGGTCGGGCAAGGCGAATGAAGATGGCGAAGTATTGCAGATGTTCTACTCTGATGACTGGACGCGAATAACAAAAGCACAATACAAGCCTGTTGCGTATTCCGTTTATAACACTAATATAAAAGTAGCTGAAAGTGTATTGGTGGTCAAGCCTTATCGGTCAGGCTCTTTTTATTATCCATCGGTTGATTATCAGGGAGCATTGCAATATGCACACATTGAGGAGGAGGTGGCAAATTATCACTTGAACAATATAATGAACGGACTGGCACCCGGAATGCTGATTAATTTCAACAATGGCGATCCCGGACAAGAGCAAAGGAACTTAATTGAGCAACGGATAAAGGCAAAATGGGGAGGTAGTTCCAATGCCGGGAAATTCATTCTTTCTTTTAATGACAATAAAGATGTAGCGGCAACGATTGAGGCTGTGCAAATCCCGGAACTTGACAAACAATACCAATTTATTTCAGAGGAGGCAACTAAAAAGATAATGGTAGGTCATCGGGTTACTTCACCCTTGTTTTTCGGTATCAGGGATTCAAGCGGTTTAGGCTCAAATGCCGATGAGATTAAAAACGCATGGTTGTTATATGAAAGAACCGTATTACGACCTTATCGTATTTTAATGCTATCTAATATTGACTTTGTCCTATCTCAAATCGGGATTAATTTAGATATAGATTTTGTTTCTTTAACTCCTATTGAATTTAAAAAAGAACCAACAAAACAGGAACAATTATGTAACCATAAAACGGGTGCTGAATTGTTAATCGACTTAGGCGAGGAGATAGATTTGGATAAATGGGAGTTGATAGATGAGGGTGAGGTGGATTATGAGTTGGAATTGGCAAGCATGGGAACAGCAAAACCAAACGCAAAAAGCGACCAAGATAGGAAAATCGATGATATAAATTATAAAGTTCGCTATGAATACGGTGGGAGCGAAACCCCTCAAAGAGAGTTTTGTCAAAAAATGATGGCCGCTAAAAAGTTATATCGAAAAGAGGATATTATGGCAATGGAAAGTCAGGCAGTTAATCCGGGATGGGGCGTCAATGGTGCTGATACTTATTCCATTTGGTTGTATAAAGGTGGAGGCGATTGCCACCATAAATGGATTCGCAAGACCTTTGTAAGTAAAACAGGCATTGATGTTAATAGTCCTAATGCCCCAACGATTTCGACAAATAAGGCACAAAAGGAGGGTTATCGTATTGACAATCCTACGGAGGTTTCAATGATGCCAAAGGATATGCCTAAACATGGATTTGTAAACAAGTATAAGTGATGAGCGAAGTACTACTAATCAACAGGGATGACATTATGCGCCTTACAGGGCTTAATGGGAATATAGATGAGGATAAAATATTGCCTCATGTGAATACTGCTCAAGATATACATTTGCAACCAATAATCGGTACTAAATTACTTGAGAAATGTAAACAGTTGATTGAAGATGATGAGTTGGATGATTCAGGCAATGAATATTACAAAGCACTTATTTATAATTATATTACCCCGATGTTGGTTTTTTTGGTGATGTGGGATTTTATGCCTTTCATGATGTACGAGATTGCCAATGGTGGAATATTTCAGCATAATTCAGATAATGGCAACAGTCCAACAAAGGAGGAGGTTGATAGTTTGATTCAAAGATTTAAGGATAAAGCGGATTTTTACGGCAACAGATTAACGGGTTATTTATGTGATAATTCAAATAGGTTCCCGGAGCTATCACAAGGCACATCACAGGGAGAGTTATCGAATAGCGGACAAGACATATTTTTTGGATGGAACTTTTAAAGAAAATGAGAAAGACAAAATACGCCCCTAAAAAGGAGAACTTAAAGAAACTGGAAATTTATCTAAAAAAAAGGGATAAAGAACTTAAGATAAAAAGCGATGGCAATAATTCAAATTGATACAACCCGAACTTTGGTGAACGGGATTGAGCAAAAGAAACAGTCTGAAAAGGTTGAAGTGAAAAAGCAAAAAGTACAACAAAAAAAAATAAATAATCATGGGAACATTAATTAGAAATTGCACAGGTGGTCGATTTATTGATGACATTATGGATATTCCAGTAGGAACGACTACCCTAACATTAACCGATGCTTACAGGGCAAAGGTATTAACAGTAAATTATGATGCTTTGGCAATAACTACATCCGGGTTAAGGGATGGGTTCTTTTGTACTATCAAAAGGGCAGTTCCCGGATGTGCAACAGTGATAATTGACACAGTAGAATATAATACCGATACTGATATCGTTATCAGCGTTACAGCCGGAGCAACAGAAATAGCAGGCGAATTAGAGCCTCAAGAACAATAATATTTAAAAACTAAAAAGATGGCAATAACACAAATTGACACTACTCACAGCGAGAGTGGTATAAGATACAGGATTCCAAGAGATTTATCCGAATTAACGGATGTTGATGCTTTGATTCCTGATGATGTTTCGGACTTAACGGATACGACAGGGATAGTTCCAACAGATGTAAATGATTTGGCAGATACAGACCATTTATTGACCCTTTATCCTATCGTGGTTGATGCACCTGTTACTGTTGAGGCAATCGCTTTGGCAGATGCTTCTGATGGTTATCTTTATACTATCAATTTCAATGCTTGTGCAATCACAACTTCTGGATTGACGAAAGAGGGTTACTCGGTAACATTGCGCAGGGCAGTTCCAACAGTATTGACCATATTGGTCGACACGGTTGCTTATGACATGGATAATGATGTAACGATAACCTTTAAGGGTAGCACGGTTAAGATTGCAGGTGAATTAGAACCGGGTGAATAATTATTTTAATATTAAAAGACAATGGCAGAAAGAGAATTACAGGACATAAATAGTTCAGGTGAATTAACGGAGATTAAACTTGGTGGGACTTCAGCAGGTAAAAAACTATTGACCTCCGATGAGATTGAAACCAAGATAACCGATAAGAACTATGTTCCGGCAACAAGGACGGTAAATGATAAGCCATTATCTACTAATATTGAAATCACAAAAGCAGATTTAGGCTTAGGCAATGTTGATAACACAACCGACCTTGGAAAGCCTATCAGTACCCAGACACAGGATGCTCTCAATGAAAGGGTCGATAAAAATGCGCCTATTGTGGGGGCAACAAAAACCAAGATAACCTATGACATAAAAGGATTGGTAACCAATGGTGATGATGCTACTACCAATGACATAGCGGACTATACCAACAAGCGGTATATGACCGATGCCGAAAAGAGCAAGTTATCAGGGTTAAGCAATCAGGTTGGGGATGGTGTTACGGTATTAGGAGCTGGAACACTCGCAGACCCATTTGTATCCGTGCCGGGTGCAAGTGGTGTATATGGCCCGGCAAGTTCTGTTGATGAACGAATAGTATTGTTTAATGGTGTTGATGGGAAGTTAATAAAGGATAGTGGTAAATTGATATCAGATTTACAACCTGCAGGATCGTATGAACTAACAACAAATAAAGAGAACACAACGCTTGATACTTCAACTACTAAATATCCAACAAATAGATTGGTAAAAGAATATGCGGATGCTTTGGTCGTTGGATTACTTGATTATCGGGGGGCTTTCGATGCTTCTGTAAGTGCTTATCCGATAACAGGGGGCAGTGGAACGGCAGGGGCTATATTGAAGGGTGATATGTGGATTATTTCAGTCGGTGGCACAATGGGAACGGCAGTCGTTCAGGTTGGGGATTCCGTAATAGCGAATGTTGATACGCCCGGACAGACCGATGCAAAGTGGAACGTATTAAATAGTAACATATCCTATGTGCCGGAAGATTCAGCTAACAAGGTTACTTCACTTTCGGCAGGTTCAACAGACGTACAATATCCAAGTGCTAAGCTTGTTTATGACCAACTGGCAGGAAAAATATCTACTTATGGCCCACAAACTGCTAAATATGTATTGGCTGCCCCGAATGCTACGGATGGGATTCCAAGTTTCAGGGCTTTGGTTGCATCTGATTTACCTACGCCCGACCTTTCTAGTAGGTTGGCACTTGACCAAACAACACCTCAAACAATTATAAACGGGCAACCGATTCAAGATACCTTAACAGCTTCTGAATTAGTTTCAACCGATGCGAATAAAAAACTTCAATCACTACCAGTTGCTACTTATCCTTCACTAACAGAATTAAGTTATGTTAAGGGGGTAACAAGCGGAATACAAGGTCAGTTAAATTCAAAGGGTGCAGGAACAGTAACATCTGTTGCAGCCTTAACATTAGGAACTACTGGAACAGACGTATCTAGTACCGTTGCTACTGGAACAACTACCCCTGTAATTACATTAAACATACCAACAGCAAGTGCAGCAAATAGGGGTGCATTAAGTTCAACTGATTGGAGTACTTTTAATGGTAAGGGCGCCGGCGATATGGTTCTTGCAAGTGTGCAATCTGTAACAGGATTAAAGACATTTGATAAGGATAAAGTAGCAATAAAAGGCACGTCAACGGGAAAGACGGTCATTTCAACAGCTAATACAAGTGCAACGGATTACACTGCTACTTTACAGGCTAAAGACGGAACGCTTGCCTATTTATCTGATACCAAATCAGAAGTATTAGGGATTGCAATATCGGACGAAGCGACAGCTTTAACAACGGGGTTAAAAGCTACGTTCAGGATGCCTTTTGCCTTTACCCTAAATGCAGGAAATGCAGGATTAAGACTGGGTGTTACCACAGCCCCGACAGGTGCGACTATCATAGTTGACGTAAAGGAATCAGGAACTACGATACTAAGTACAAAATTAAGTATCAATACAACAGAAAAAACAAGCGTAACAGCCAGTTCTCAAGTTGTAATATCCGACACATCTTTGGCTGATGATGCAGAAATCACAATTCATATAGACCAAGTCGGCTCAACAATAGCAGGGGCAGGGGCAAAAATTTACTTAATAGGAAACAGGCCATGAGGGTAATTAAAAAAAACATAACAACAGGCGAAGAAATTGAATGTGATTATCCACGTATTGATAGAGAACCAGTAGTGGGTGATACGACCTATGATTATTTTTTTATCGAACAGGCCAAGCAGCCTGAATATGATGATAATAAATACAACTTATTATCAACTCAATTGCTTGATAAAAAAACAATGGTATGTAAAAGGGGATGGGAATTGGTTGAAAAGCCAAAAGATGAAATTATTAATAGATTAAACAATAGCCTTTCCATGCATCTTGATACGTTCTATCCAATATGGAAAAGGGTCAAGCAATTGGAGGAAATAATGGACACGTCAACTACAAAAGAAAGAAAAGATGCTATAAAGGTTTTAAAAGATTGGGAAAAGAGGTGTCGTGCAGAACGAGATAAAAGAGAGTTGGAATTTATAAAAAATAATGTGCTCCCGTCTTTTGAATTTGAAAAACCATGAACATCATAAATCCATATAGG